CACGATCGTCGCTCATTGCCCGAGCACCCGCTGCAACGCGGTCGTGCCTTCGCGGTCGACTTCGGTCTCGCTCATCAGCTTGGCCGCTTCGGCGCCGTCGCGCATTGCCGGCGCGCGCTGCGCCATCATGTCAGCGTTGGCCTGAGCCTGCATTTCCTGCTTGAGCTTGGCGACGATCTCGTCAGATCGGATGATCTTCGGCGGCGTGCCGAGCCCGGTCGCATAGGTGTCGATAGCCTCTTCCGCGTCGAACTTGATCTTCGCCTCCGGAAAGATGCCGGCGAGGAAGCCGATGAAGCGCGCAATGCGCTCAATCTGCGTGTTGTCGGACGCCTTCTGCGCGAGCGCGAGGATCGAAACGAACTCGATCTGCAAGGGCTGTCCCTGAAGGTCGGGCGGGATCGGCGGCAACATCCCGAGGTTCTTGAGGATCGTGTACGCGCGATCGACATCGGCCTCGAGCTTCTCGATGTTGACCCGGTCGACGACCGGCCCGAGCTGCGTCAGCTTCTCCTCGTTGCGGTACATCAGCTCCTGCTCGTTGCGGGGCTGGATGCCTTCCATCTGGGTGATCGCCATGAACAGGTCGGCGTAGAACAGCTCGTTCATCCGCTGGGTCAGGAAGTTCTGCTCGCCGCGGATGAACTCGAGGGTTCGCGGATCGGTCTGAAGCACCGGCTTGACTACATCGCCCGACTGCGCATCGATGTAGTTGATCGTGCCCGGGTCGAGGCTGAGCTGGGTGCGGGCAAGTCCGGCAGGTGCCGACAGCGCCGGTTTGACGAGGTTGTCCATCGCCCGGCCCTTGCGCCGCGCGGTAAGCTGCAACTCGCGAAGGTCGGCGAGCGCTTCGAAGCCCGGCGAGGTCTCGCAATAGACCTGATCGCCGACCGTTTCCCAGCGCGGCGCCGAGAACGGCTGGCTATCGAAACCTTTTTCCGAAAGCAGGATGCCCTTATTGTCCTGCCCGATCTCCCACTTGACCGAGCGCCAGTCCTTCGCGACGCCCGGCGAACGCCGCTTGCCGTTCGCGTCCTTGTTGTTCTCGATGACGTGAACGCAGGGAACGATGACGTTGTAGTTGCCCTCGTCGTAAGCGCGCTTGACCGCTGCGCTGGTCTTGGTGAAATCCCCGCGCACCTGCTGCACCACCTGCTCGACGGTCGGCCGGGTGTAGCGAACCAGCCGCCCGACGCGAAGCCCGTCGTCGAGCGCGATGTAGTACGAGCCCACCGGGAGATGATGGAACACGCCGAGGTACTTGGGGTGCTCGATCCCGAGAACGCAGCCGACGCCCATCGTCCCGAGGTCGCCGTACTGCATCTTGGTCATGTCGTAGTAATTGGTCTTGGCGAAGAAGCGATAGATCGCCTTCTGGACCGCATCGAGCCACTCCTTGACCGGCTGGAACTCGGCGAGGTCGGGGTCGTAGGTGGTGAGCTTGAACCACGGCCTGCTGGCCGAGGTCAGCCCGGTCGCCATCCCGTTGACCAGCCGGCGGCGGGCAATCGAGCCCGCGGTGTCGTGCGTCGCGGTGTTCGCGCGCCGCGACCGGCTGGTGTTGGCGGTGCTCCGCGACGAGCGAACATCGACGCGGTTGGGAAGGCACAGCCGCCCGATCTCTTCCCAGTCACCTTCGAACGGCCGGCGCTCGGCCTGCATCCCGGTGATGGTGTCTTCGAGTTTTTCCCTCGTGGACTTGGCGACTGCCATCTACATTCCCGACGCGCCGAGCGGCCCGGTGACTGCGGGCATCCCGAGCGTACCGCCCTTGTTCGAAAAGATCATCGCGCTGGTCGTGAGGCGCCGCTGCCCGGTCAGCCCGGCGCGAACCGAGGGATCGCCGTTATCGGGAAGCAGCACCGGCTGGCGGATCGGAACCTGCTGCACCTTGGGGGTGGAGGGCGCGCACATCAGTTGGGCCTTTCGATCTTTTTCGACGGCATGATAATCGAAGAGGTCTTCTCCTGTCGAGTAACCCTGTCGGCGAGGAGATCGGCCTTGATCTCGACGATCTCCTTGCGAAGCTCGAGGATCGACTGCGCCTGCTGCGCCGCGTGGTTCGCGAGGAAGTTGATGAGCTTGTGCTGCCCGCGCAGGTGCTCGGCGATCCGCTCGATCGCGGGCGTCGCGTCGAAATAATCGAGGTTCGGGTCCAGCGGCTTTTCGAGAAGCTCCTTGAGTTCGCCCTTGTCCATCAGCCCTCAAGCTCCTTCAGTCTTTGCTCTTCATAGCTTCGTTCGTTCGTCGTGGATAGCCCGGCATAGCCGCCGACCATCATCGAACGCTTGGGGGTATCGATATTCGCCAAGACCACCGCGTCGCCGCGGTCGGGGGACCGGCCGAGCCTTTTCTTGATGTCGTCCTTGGCCTCGATCTGGATGCCGTTCTTGCCGAGAACCCACCGCGGCGCCGCGAGATCGGCGGTGAGGATCGGATCGGGCGGAAGCGCCAAGTCCTTCCCGCTTGCAGGGTCGAGGTCTTCGCGAAGACGCCAGTACAATTCCGCCCGGCGATTGAAAAAGCGGAGCATCCCGGTCTTGTCGAGCCCCCGCGCCGCGGCCGTGCCGTTGACCGCGAGCGTGTAGATGTTGTTCTCGTTGAGGCTGTCGAAAACGCTCGTCCCGACGCCGACCACGTCGAGGTGAACGGGTGCCTCGTCGCGCCTTTCCCCGACGACGATCGCAGCGGCCTTCGAGCCGTTGTTGATGTCGATGCCCTTGCTGATCTTCAGCTCGGCGAAATAATTCCCGTGCCGCGTCGAGACGACCATGTCATCGGCCTTCTTCGCGACCTCGGCACCGCCCATGTTCCCGCCGCGGGCGGCGTCGACCCCGATGCTGTCCATCGGCGGCAGCTTGACGATACCGGCGCGGATCAGTTCGTTTCGAGCCCGCCACCGATCCTGAGCAGCCAAAATCCACGAAGTCGGGATCACCTGCCGTTCGCTGTCCTGAATTCCAGCCTCGAAGTCCCCGCGCATCATCTGGCTGCGCAGCGGCTCGGGAAGCGATTGCAGCTTCTTCATGTAGCCCGAACGCATGTAGTAGGGGTTGTCCGTCACCTTGGCGTGGATGAACGTCCGGCTCTCCGGAGTGATGATGTCCTCGGGCAGATAGTCCTTGGGGTTGAAGCTGTACCAAGGCACCTGCTTTCCGTCGACCTCGCGGATCACGAACGGCTGCGGCCCGGCGGCCTCGTAATCGCGCTCCGACCCGACCGTCGCGAAATAGCGAATTTCACCATCGGCCGCCGGGTTGGGGTGGGTCTTGTCAAGCCACGGCGCGAAGAACTTCACCACCCACCGCCCCTCGGGCGTCGTCGGCGGGTTGAAGGCGAGCAGCGCGAGCACCCGCTGGTCGGGGTCGTCGGTACGGTTCCAAGTCAGCGTGTACCGGACATCCTCCTCGCGCATCTGGGTGACTTCGTCGTAGACCTTCAAATCGAAGTCCACGCCCTGCTGCTTCTCCTCGTCGCCCGGGTTGTCGAGCCCGAAGAACTCAACGTAGCGATCGGTGCCGTCCGGCGTCTTGAACGCCCAGCTCGAGGTCTGCTGGCTGTATCCGTCGCGCGTCCCGAGCATCTTCTGAAGCTCCTGAACGAACTTCTTGGTCTGGTTCTTCTGCGGCCGGATGATCGCTGAACGCGAATGGAGCGTGGTCATCCCCGCCCCGAGGTAGCTCTTCCCGCCACCGGCAGCACCGCCGTAGCCGATGATGTCCGCGGGGTTGTCGATGACCATTTTCTGCCGGGGCGTGGGCACGAAAACCGTGCTCTTGGCCTCGGCCCGTAGGAGCATCTCGAGTTCGGCGAACTCCTCTTCGCTCAAATGCTTGCGCGCGTCCTCGAGGCTCTCGATTGCCGGCGCTTCGTCCACGCTCAGATACCGCAGGCGAGGATCACCCCGGCGAACCCGAGGGCGACGATCCCGCAGATGCCGTGGTGGAACATGTTCTCGCTGATCGCGGACCAGCGAAGGTCGTCCTCGCCGAGCCGTTCGTGGATGCAGATATAGAACCCGCAGCCCCAGTTGAACGCGCACCACAGTGCGACGATGACGAGGATGACCGCGATGATGGTGTCCATCGGCTTTTTCCTTTCGACTAGGGAAGAGCCGGGGCCATCGGAGGGTTCTGGCTGCACCCCGGCCCTTCCCGCTCGCGGAGATGGTGTCGCCTGCGAGCGGGGCCGGTTTTACCGTGGTTGGGTGAAAATGAAAAGAGCCGACCGGAAGCACGGTTCCGATCGGCTCTCCACCCGGGAGGGGTGTGTCGCATGTCGCTGATCGACACGCTTTTAGCGCTAAAGATCGTACTTTGCAACCGTGGCGCCGGCTTCGTTCATCACCCAGACCGTCGGCCGCGGTGCTGGCCCATCGGTTGTCGGGTTGTCCGACTTGATCGGCCCGAAGGTCATGCCCGGGTAATTGTGATCGCGATGCGCGTGAACGACGACAAAGCCGTCTTCGATTTCCTTGCTGACCGTCGCGAACGGGCCGTCGATCAGCTCGTGCTCGTCGTAGCAGCGTGGTGCGCTTTCGTCCTCGTTCTGCGTTCGGGACAAGCTATAGCTGCGATACTTGATCGTGAACATTCTTCATCTCCTGCTTCTTCGTTTCCCGCCTGTGGCGGTTCGCCCATCGCTGGGCTGGATTTTTATATTTGGAATTTTCGGTTTTTGCAAATTGCGAATTTTTCTTATTTTCTGCGCTCAAAGCGGTGCGGTTTTTCCTGTTTTTCTGCGCTCAAAGCGCTGCGGGGATTGCGTCGTGACTGATAAGGTTCCCCACACGCGCGACCCGCACCCCGCCCCCCGAACCGCTCCTAGCCATACGAGAAACGGGCACCCCCTATCAGCTCATCGGGTCGAAATCGTCCTCTTCGGGCGTCACATCGATCATCGGTGCCTCGATCTGCGCGCGTGCGCGTCGAGCTGCGAGGACTAGCAGCCCTTCGATCCTGTCTATGCGCTCATGCGCGTTGGAAGCGGGCAGCTTCTCGCCACCCGATGTAATATCGAGCTTTGCCCCGAACTTG